GGAAGCACGGTGGTTTATGCGGTCTTGGATGGAGACCACTTTGGTCTGCGGTTGATCTTCCGCAGTTTCAACCGTCTCCACAACGTCGGCCGATAGTTGTTTAATGCGGGTCTCAATGTTATCCCATACTCCGTCTGGAAGACTTGATCCGTTGTGTAGGAGTCGGCAATTCCATCCGATGTTATGGAGTTCATGGCATTTAACCGATGTAAGCTTTCGTATAATGTCTCGGTCATACTTGATGCTCTTTAGGTAGGATATAGTGAATGACTTGGCGTCCTCACTTGTATAGAAATAGTTAAACCAGTTATAGGCATGAGCCATATCCGTAGCACTAGCAAGAGAATTAACGGATGGCTCAGAACCCATATACTTTTCGTCCGCAAACTTAGAACGCTTGACGGTCGTTTTCACTTTTTTCTCCTTATCAGTAGAAGATGTTTCCATGTTCCTTAAACTCATTAATAACGCAGATACCATCCTCAGTATAACCAATATCGTTTTCTACCTCTTCGGCATGATCTAATGCCTCGTTAAGAGTATAGAATACTGGTGCCTGGAAGAAGACATCCTTGATTGCTTCTACATCACCATCATAACGACTTGTTTCATCGTTCCATTTACCATAGATGTTACCAATAGAATGTGCATGAGCAACACGGTACTCAGGCCCACGGTCACTTTCTGTAAAGAGAACATAGATTCCATTATCTGCGCTAATTGTCGTCACTCCTATTGACAATGGTATCTATGATTACTATATACCATTGTATGTTAAAGAAAGGATGCGAAATGTTCCGTAAAAACAAATACACAACCTGGTATTATAATATAATAGAACGGGCCAAAAGTCAAGAGAGAAAAAAACTTTCCAAAGATGACCCTTCCTATGTATATTATGAATCACACCATATTATTCCGAAATCCCTGGGAGGAACGGAAGAGGTATTACTTACCGGTAAAGAACATTTTATTTGTCACATTATCCTTCCAAAAATGTGTGTTTCGGAAAGACATAGACAGCAAATGTTAAATGCCCTAAACAAAATGAATCAAAAAAATCCTTACCAAGTAGAAAGGTATTTTAACTCAAAACTTTACGAATATGCTAAAAAGTATATAGTAATATCCGAAGAAAGAAAACAGAAACAAAAAGATAAAGTAGCATGTAAAAATCTACTTACGGGCGAATATATCCAAGTAACAAAACAGGAGTTCATATCTTCCAATCATTTAGTTGGTATCCGGAAAGGTGTTAAAACTGGCCCAAATACCAAACACTCCGAACTAATGAAAACTAATAATCCTTTTAAGGGTAAAACACATTCCGATGATGTTAAAAGAACAATAGGAATGAAAAACTCCGAAAAAGTTAAAGGAAGAATCTGGGTAACAAATGGTATTGATGTTAAAAGATGCTATCCAGATTCCATCCCAGAGGGGTATAGATTAGGAAGAAAGTAGTTATTTCTTCTTTTTTCCTTTAAGGCGTCTTGCCTTTCTCTTGGTACTACCAATCTTCCTCCGACCTTTTCTGGGCCGGCACTTATGTGGGTGCGGCATCAACGAATCTCCTTCACATTGCTAACACGGAACGAACGCCATCCGTTATTCTCAATATCCCAAACCGAAAGTAGATCATGATTTTCAGTTCTAACCTTAGCAGCATTTTGTTCTTCTGTCAATAGCTGGGCAGGCATATATTCCTTATTCAAGGTACATTTCATTTCACGGATTGTTCCGTCAACCTTCTCAAAGACAACGGTAACGATTCCATTTTGGATCTGTTCTTTTAGTTCATATTTACCTAACATATCAGTCATTCCTTTTCCATTCATCAACGACCTCGACCAGTTCATTATAACCGCCTATCCACATTTTGTCAAGAAGAATAACCGGGAATGTTTTAGCATCAGGAAACCATTCCTTTAGTTCTTCACGGGTAAAGTTCTTATCTAACTTTAGTTCCTCAAACTCAAGGTCCGTAGTTTTTAGTAGATTGATAGCCTTGACGCAATAGGGACAAGCATCTTTAGAATAAACCATTACTTTCATTTTATATCCTTCTCACATTACTTCTTAGACAGCATTTGCTTTCTATTGATTCTGGTTCCAACATATGAGTTATAGTATTCATTCTCTTTGAGTAGCACATCATTTACCATTTGTTCTCTCAACTCATAATAGTTCATTTCCGATTTACTCTTACAAAAACGGATAATCTCTCTACGGAACTTACCTTCTCCAAATATATTCACATGGTTTTTTAGTTCTTCATTAGAACCATAGTATGTTTTCCAATCCGATTCTGCTTTGTATTTCTTCTTCTTTCCTTTGACCTGTTTGGTCTTGGAAAAGAAAAGATTTTTCTTACCAATATACTTTCTATTGGTGGCTGTATTCGTTATTAGGTACACAAATCCAATTGCGCCTTCTGGGATTTCTGTTAGTGGTTCGTTGTTGTATGTCCAAGTCATACACCTATGTAGGTGTTATCCATTCCAATCCAGGTTGGGATCATGTAAATCTTCCCATTCCCACTTGCCAATGGAGTCACGGTTTGTCTGTTCAACAGCAGAACATTCAAACTTAATTTCAGACCTGGTCTTTTCACCAAATGCTTTACGTGGATTCATACACATAACACAGTTGGGATTACCACAGTTTAGTGCATGTACCTTATGAAGGCGATGCTTGTTGTTATCATTATAGTAATGTTGTTGATGGGTCTTGGCAATATCAATCTGTCGTTCGATATGACGATGTTTCTGTTGGAATCTCTTTTGTCGTTTTTCTTTAGTCATCATAATCCTTTCAGAAAAGGCGAATAGACACACATTGAGTTTTATTATTGACGATTGAGCATCGTTCACCAGGAGGATGATGAATGATTATAGATGAAATAAATCCTATAACAAAACTAAACGCTATAACATAATCCTTCATTATTCTTCCTCATAATCATCAACTTCGGGTGGATACTTATCATAATATACTTCATCAAAGGCAGGGTCTATATCCAGATATCCATCTATACCTTTTATCTCAAACTCTTCCAAAACTTCCAACAAAACTCTATAAGTTTCTTCTCGGTCGGAAGGTTTCAAGTCGCTTTCTGATATAAGTTCTATAAAGTGACCGAATATGGCTGCTCTTTCTCCTGCCATCAATCTTTACCTTTCTTGAATAGAGACATATAGGTTTGGAAAGATTCAACCATCATTTTATATCCAAGATTGGTAGCAATCATAATGTTTCTATACCATTCATAGGAGGTGCTCCTGGCCAATATGTCTGGGTCTTTATCCCGTTTTTTCTTCTTTACCTTTTTATGTAGTAAAGTTTTATCCTGTATCATATACTCAAAGTATTGTATTTTCTTATCATTTCGCTCTTGTAGTTCTATCAAGGTAGGATCATCACCCATTACTCTCCTAGCCTTCTTCATCTTCTTTTTGATATGCTTGGCTACATGGAGTTGTTCTAATAGAATCTCGTCCAATTCATTCATATAATGTCCATAGTGAATAACGCACGAATGTAGTGATTAGGATCAAATGGAATACGACTACGGGCAAAGACAACAAAACCTAGGTCTTTATCCTTCATCACTTCTTTCATTGATTTCCCAGTCGTAAAAACATCGTCAACCACAAGACGAATAGGATGCCCTGGAATAACATACTTTTCTAATGCCTTTGCTAGTTTGGTGCCACCACGAGGAATGCCGTAAACGGACCCAAAACGGGTCCGTTCAGCAATCATTTCAGCAAGGCATTCCCAATCATCATCGGTTAGGGCATCACACTCAATCTTCCAATTGAGTTCTTTGCCTGCGTGTGAGGTGAATTTACCATACTGAAATAGGTTCATTGTTCTTCCACCTTCTTTTTAGGTTCCAGATGAAAAGTTGCTGAACATTTGACATTATCAAAATCAACACCTGTTACACAAATGTAGTTTTCAGGAGTGTATATGGATTTATTCATATATTCTTCCATCATTTTCATTACAGCCGATTTACATAATACGATGCTATTGTGTCCTTCAAACATTATTTTCTTCCTCGTTTCCATCCTGTGGGTTCTTCACCTTCACTAAAATACTTTATCTGCTTTGTTTCGGGATTGAAGTAAGTTTTCTTACCTCGTCTGGAGTCAGCACCCATTTTAGCAAGATTGACTGCGTGTCCTGTTTCCACATTTCTCTTACCTTGAACGAGACCACCGTTAGCAGACCATTGACTCTTCCAGTTCTCACTATTGTATTTGGCAAGTTTCTGGATATGTCCTGCTTCTGCGTTCTTTCGGCCCTGTATTCTTC